ATCTGTACCCACTGAGCCGTCTGCTCCATCGGCTCCTGTAATACCTGCAGTGATTGCATATACTATTTCGAATGAGTACGCAGTGCTACTATTTGTTACGACTTTTGCAAGAATTGTATCTGCTTTGAAATCTGCATTAAAACTTAGTTTTGAAACTGCACTAGCACTATACGCTCGAGTAGAAGTTCTATCAATCTCTAGTTTGGTGTCTGAAGTTATAAAATTAACTTTAGCCAAAAATAGTGATTCAGTACTTGGACCAAAAAGTATTCTATCTCCTGGTGCGAAGTCTGTCGTAAAAGCAGTACTACTACCTGTAACTATTGTTGAATCTGCTGGTAATGTTATAGTTCCACTTGCGGCTGTTTTACCTGCATTACTCGCTCCTACTTCTTTTAAGTATTGAAACTGTAATTTTTCTCCATTAGCTGTAGTTGCGTCTGTGTTCTCTACTAATTGTACTGCTTTTAGATGATCGGAAGTTGCATCTCCATCGAACAATAAATATGCTTCTGCACTTGCTCCCATTCCTGAGAATGCTTGAGTTCTATTTGCTGTGCCTGTGGAAGCAAAAGTGAAATCATTATCATTAGCCCCAGTAAATGTATATGTAGAAGACCCTATAGAAGCAACTCCAGTATTAGTATCTATAGATAGTGCTTGGTTTAATTGTCCGCCTAAAGGAACTAAGCCTAGTCTCGGTTTGTTATCAATTGTTTCTTTGGATAAATCTATATCTATATTTGCAGTAACATAGTTTGAGTACCCCCCTTGTGTATTTATTGTTCTTACGTGTGCTGTATAAACTCCTCGTGGGATATCTTTAAATATATAAGAACTAATATCTGGACCTAGTTTGTATACATTTACAGTTTTACCGCTAGTAGAGTCATAAAGATTTATTTTTATTTCATATCCTGCTATATGTTCGTATTGAGTTGTTTTACTAACTCCATTATCATCTGTTCGTGTTGCTCGTGGGTGTTCCCAACTTGCTATTAAATTTAGTCCTAAACTATTTGTTCCTTCACTATCTGCTGGATCATCTGCTCCACCTGGAGTAGTTGAGAGTGAGAAGTTTCTCGGTGCCGGTACTTCTTCTCCTCTTTGTGGAGGTTTGCGATCTTCAGGAACAATGTCAATTGTGTACCCTCTATCAATCATATCGAATTTTTCATTAGAATATTCTACAGCAGTAATATCTACGGCCATTTCTGCAGAGTTTTCTGCACAACCTACAATAACAAATTCTTTTGGAGACCCTCCTACTTTTTCTCCTGTTGCATCTGTACGTGCAGTTATTGACCATATTACTTCACTATTTGGTGCTGTTGAAAAAGCAGAAGATACAGTAACATCCCCACTAGCTGTGAAGCTTGATACTTGTTTAGTTTCTATTCTTGCTTCATTTGACCAAAACACTTGAACAAGATTATTACTATCATCTTTTAAGTTATTTGCTTTTGCTTCAGTGTCAACTGTTGCCCCTCCTTCATCAGTTAAAAGTAAGTCTCCTCTTTGATAAGTAACTGAATTAATAATAGCAGAAGGTTGTGACAGATAAGCGCCTCCTTTCGGATAGATTAAATTTAATTCAAACGTAGTATTAGAAGTACTTAAATCAATTGCTCTATCTAAATATACTTTTGTAGTTGTAGATGAAGATGAAGATTTAACTCTCCCACTATATTGTACATTGTCAACATCTGCATCTTGAATTTCAATAACATCTCCAGGTAGTAAGAAAGAAGCATTTATTCCAGTTCTAAAAGTAACTACATCTGTTTCTAGTTTTTCTGTAAGTAAATGCCATTTGCCAAATCTTTTTGCCTGCCCCTGGCTTGTACAACCGAAAGCTACAACTTCTTTGGGATTTATTCTTGATTTCTCTAGTATGTCTTGTGTGTCCTCTACTATTTCTACTTCTTGTTTGAATAAAGTTTCGGGGTTATTCCAAGTGACTCGTATTTGATTAGAACGAAAACGCCTAGAAGAAGATTGGTACGCGAATATACCGTCTACAACGTTTCCTTTGGTAAAAGTATAAATAGGGCTTTTATAAGCATTTACACTTGCGGTTACTTTTCCATCAAACCAAAGCAACATACCTCTAAAAATACTGTAGAAATCTTTTAATACTTTTTGTGCTTCGGCTAAATCTTTAAGATAAACGTTTGCACTAAATCGAGGTTCCGTTCCTCCTTTTCCATCAGGAACTAGTTCATCACAATACTTAGCAATTTGAAAAAGTCTATATTTATCAATGTGTTTAAAATCATTATTAGGGTCTAAATATTTCCCTAAACCATATCTGTCATTAGTTAGCATGTCCATCATAATCCATACTGGATTATCTGTCCAAACAGGGTTATAATTTGCATTTTTTGCACTAGTAAAAGTTTTTATATCTCCTCTGAAATTTCCGTCCCAGTCTGTATAAGCACTTGTATTTGCGCCGGTACTTACGTTTCGTGTGTAGGAAGCTTCTGTTGTAGTACCTAATTCATACCTTGAAAAATAGTTAGTAGGAACTTTACATTTCAATCCCCTAATATGATAGCCCCTAACAGGGATATCTGTAAACTCTTCTGCTGCAAACATTAAACCTGCATATGCAGTATAAGGGTAAGATAATTTATCTCTTATTACGTTTTCTATGCCTTGTACTGCTGTTCCACTATAGAATTGTGTTGATCCATGTGTTGCACTTGTTATATTTATTTTTTTAATACCTACTTTATAGCCTGTAAAAGGTTTAAATTGTTCAATATCAAAATTAAATGTTCTTACAAAAGGTGTTTTTGTAAGAGCTTCATAATATCCATTAGATTTTATTTGAGGTTTGCCTTGTCTTCCACCCCAGTCCATGTTTCTTGTATTTATTTCGCTATCAGTTGGACCGAATATTAATCTATCAGTGTAGTTGCTACCATCATCTGTATGAGAAAAGAATATTTGAAATTCTGCATAGCCAGGAAATTCTTTACCATTTTTACTTTTGTACCCGTATAAGCCTGCAGGAAACTTAACAGTTATATTAACAGCATCTACTTCTTCTGGATTTACTACGCCCATCTGTGTGTGTGTTCTTTCAATTCCATTATTACCTGAAGTGGGCTCTGTTGCATTTATCCAATTCCCGTCTGCTGCAGGAGTTGAAGATATATTGCTTAAATTTCCGAAGTAACTTGTAGTTAATTCAGTAGAAACATTAGCAACAACAGAACCACTACCTAATCCTCCGGGCCCTGGTATAACCGTTTGGTCTCTGAATCCGTTTCTAAACGCAAAAGACACTCTCTCAAAGTTAAGTTTAGGAGTACTCAATGCTGTTTGACTAGGGGTGGAAAGTTCTGAAAAAACATTTGATACTGAGACTCCTCCACCTGTTGTTAGAGTTGCTGTATTAGATGCAAATGCAGAAATAGTATCTACTAAATCTATTTTTATATTTTTGCCTGATACAGTAGTAGGAACAACTGGGTATACTGTAACTTCTGTTGCGCTTGTAAATTTAGTTATATATCCTATGTAATCTGCTCCGTCTGGTCCTGCATCGGCAATAACTAAGTACTGACCTATTTTAGTACCTGCATTGCTACCGTAGAATATATCGTTTGATGCAAAAAAGCTGCTTGATGTTGTTACAGTGTCTGTGTCTGCTGTTGTAGCAGCAATTCCTGAGCCTTGCTTCTTTGCTCCTTCTACTAGTATCGCATATGTACCTTCGGTTACATTTCTATCAGTAAACATTGTACTTGTATTGTCAGTTATTACTCCTGAGCTATGATTGTAACTAACATTTGGTGATGTTTCTGGGCCATATACTTTGTTCTGACTATCATTAATAACTGGAACTCCATTCATAAGAATAGACTGTCCTCCATTAACTAAACCATGGATAGGGCCTTCCGATAGCATATCATATACTACTGCTGTTTGTTCAGAAGTATTTGATACTCTACCGCCATATGTAAAATCTGCCATAATTATTTGTCCTTATTGTATTGAGTGGTTAAAATCATACTCTGTACCACCTTGTCTGTCGTTTTTGTTTCCTGAAGATCCTGAAGATCCTGAGCTATTAGCTATAAATTGATATCTTCCATAGGTGTCGTGAGAAGCATATCCTGTCTCTCCACCGCCTACTAGTTTAAATCCGCTTGAATATTTTGAAGTTACAAAGCCAAAATTAATAGGCGCTCCACCTATTACTAATTCTCCGTAACATAAAGGCACGGGAATTCCTTGTTTAAGTGTATTTTCGGGGCCGTTAAATAAGTACCCTTCTTGCGAGTTAGAGGGCGTATTGGGGGTCAAAAATTCTGCAATACCTATTGAAGTTAATAGACCACCCCCTGCAATTAGATACCAACCTGCTGCAAGAAGTTGAGATCCCTCTGCTCCTGTCATGAGTGCATATATACCTATTATAATTAAAGCTATTCCTATAATAGCTTTTATTCTACCTGCAGTTTTGCCTGCACCGACCGGAAGAGGAGTTATAATTATATCTTCTTCCCCCAGTTCCATTTGGAGATTATCATAATCTAAAAATTCTTTTCCTTTTTTTACAGAGAATTCTATTCCTTTTTCTGTACACTCTATTAAATGCCTTCTTAACTTCCCGTCTCGTTGTACATCTATTCCATGCATTGCTTCTTGCACAGTCGAAGCATTGAGTTTCCAATGCTCACCAAAAAGTTTTCCTAATTTTCCTTGTAAATAAATATTTCTTGTCATACTGGTTCCAATATATAATGTTCTTTCTGTGGGTAGCTTACAATTAAGTAAGGTATGTCAACTTCGTTACACCCATCTATGTCATGCTGACTTGGTTTACA